CTATGAGAATTTTGAAGTTAAAAGTATTGGAGTAGAGATTTAAACTAAAGCATGGTATAATGTCCTATGTAGAAAGTTTATCTGAGAGGTTGTCTACAGCCTCCTCAGCTTCAACCTCTCATGTAAATTTATAAGTCTGAGGAGGCTTTATGTTAGAAAAATCACAAATACCAGTGCCATTGTTAATTGAAGATTTAGGAATGTATTATCCAACTGCTAATGCTGTAAAAAAGCGAAGATATGGAATTTATAAATGCTATTGTGGAAAAGAGTTTAGAGCAATGGCTCAAAGTATTAAGAGCGGAAATACAATAAGTTGCGGATGCTATCACATAGAGCAAGCGTCACAACAGCTTACAAGTCATGGAATGTCTGGAACTAGATTATATAAGATATACAGAGGGATGAAGGATAGGGTATTGAATATAAAATGTTCTGCATTTGAACATTACGGTGGAAGAGGAATAAAAATATGTTCTGAATGGGAAGGTGAGTTTGTTAAATTTTATGATTGGGCTATCGCAAATGGATATGATGACGACTTGACTATAGATAGAATAAATAATGATGGCAATTATGAGCCTTCAAATTGCAGATGGGTAAGCATGACTGTTCAAAATAGAAATACAAGCCTATTGTATTCACATAATACAAGTGGCTATAGGGGAGTGTGTTTTGATAAAAGATGTTGTAAATATATATCATCAATAGGTATTGGTGGTAAGAGAATTAGACTTGGAATGTTTGATACAGCTATTGATGCTGCTAAAAAATATGATTCTTATGTTCTTGAAAATAATCTTGAACATACAATTAATGGAGTAATATGATGTTAGATAAGATGGTTTCGGTTTTAGCTGGCAAAGATGCCAATAGCGATTTAGCCCACTATATGAGGGTACTTAGTTTATTCGGCGTGGCTGTTATAGCAAATAATGTTCGCAGCAAGGTTCAGTGTCCTACAGACTTTAGTACAGTACCAGCCAATGTGTATGGTATTGCTATTGCAGGAAGTGGATTAAGTAAGAGTAGAAGCTTACGGTACATAGAAGAGCTATTCATTAAAGATGCTCTAATTGAAATCAAAGCTATTGCTGAACAAAAGATGGAAGATATTGACCCATTTGATATGGAAGGTATTGCCAAGCTTATCAAGGAGGGTGTAACTATCAGTCCTATCTATAAGAGTGCTACAGACAGCGCTATTAGTGCTATACGCTCTATGATGGATACTATGGATATTTATTCAGTAAACATTGCACTTGATGAGATGGGTTCTGTATTAGCTAAAGAGTACGATATGTTAAGTGATACATTGCTTAATGCATTCGATCATGGAGTTATCAAACCTAACCTAAGACGTACTACAGGTGTTAAAGCTGCAAGTAAACCAGTTCCTCATAACATGATGATGTTTGGAAGTCCTACATTAATCTTTGAAGGTAAAGCAGAGACAGAAAAGCTATTCTTTGATTTACTAGGTGCTGGTATGGCTAGACGTAACTTATTTGCTATGGTTACAAGCCATGTAAATCACTATACTCTTGTTAACGAAGGTGCTACAGCGATAGCTATCAATGAGATTAGTGCTTGTATGACTTACATTGCAACCAACTATCATAATAGAGTCTTGGAGCTTGATGATGAAGCTAAGAGGCTTTATATTGAGTCAGAGATTAAAGGCAAAGAAGACAGCGAGCTAGTATCTAAATATAAACCACTAAACATGGTATATACTCAGAATAAGCATTGGTTGGCATTGAAGATTAGTGCATTGATTGCAATGATGGATATGAAACAGCAAGTAGAAGCTAAACACTTTAATGAAGCTATGGCTATTGTTGAAGAGAGTTTTGAAAGCTTGAAGCTAATTAATTCAAGACCTGAGAAGTATGAACTTATTGTTGATTGGTTGTGTGAAAGCAATGGTGAAGAGAGTGAATATACATTAACACAAGAATTACCATTCTATGCAGATATTAAATCCAAGAAAGCCTTTTGGGAATTAGCTAAAGGTTATGCTTATCAGAACAATATTACTTTACAGATTGAAGACAGGCAGAACATTACGTTTTATCAAGCTAGAGGAAAGACTGCAACAGACTTAACTGAACCATTGATATTCAGTTATTCAGCAGATATGACAACTGGATATACACCTAATGAAATTGGTACTTGGACTGATATGCATAAGGTTACTCAGTCAGATGGGTTGTGTTATTCAGCACATAGATTCAAGAATGGGTATAGAAATAAAGATAATGTAATTACATCATTTTCATTGCTTATGCTTGACGTTGATGGTGGAACCACATTGGATATGGCTAAAATCATTTTGAGCGACTATACATACCTTATTTCAACTACTAGGAACCATCAGAAAGAAAAGAATGGTATTGTCTGTGATAGATTCAGAATTATCATGCCTATGGAATATACGCTTGACTTGACAGTGGAGCAATATAGTAACTTTATGAAGAATATCATGGAGGATTTGCCTATTGAGCTAGATAGACAATGCACTGATGCTAGTAGATTCTTTTATGGAGCTAGTGGTGAGTATTGGTATAACGAAGGGATACTGATTAACTGTGATAAGTACGTATCAAACACTGGCGAGAGTGAAACTTATAGAAAAGCTGGGTCTAATCTATCCAAGAAGAATATTGGTGGTATCAGTCAGTATATCATTCGTAATCAACATGGAGGAAGAAACAGTGCATTGATTAAGTTAGCCCTATTGCTTATGGATACAGGCTATACACATGATGAAGCCAAAGATGAAATACTCAGGGTCAACAAGCAGTTCGACAATCCTCTTACTACTAGAGAGCTTGAAAAGACTATATTTAAAACCATAGAAAGGAAAGAAGAAAAAGAAGTCGATGACTATTCAGATGATGAATATGTCGAAGAAGGCGATCCTTTTGCTGAGACATATGATTAAGATATGTTAAAGCATTATACTGTTACAATATTTTAAATAATAAGGAGATGTATTATGAGTGACTTTGAAATTAAGAATACTTCAGAAGCGCATACGGATGGTATCAAGGTACTACTTTTCGCAGAATCTGGAGTCGGGAAGACTACACAGCTTGGAACATTAGTTGGTAAAACACTTGTATTGAGCGCAGAAGGTGGACTACTAGTCCTAAAGGATAAGAAGATTGATGTTATTGATATTCTTGATATTGCTACACTTGGAAAAGCATATTTAGCTATCAGGGATGGTAAGTTAAAGTATGACAATATTTGTATCGACTCATTGACTGAGATTGGTGAGATGATTGTATCTGAGCTAGAAGACGATGAGTACTTTGGTAATCCATCTAATACTTTCCCTAAGTGGCAAGAGTACACTAAAAAGATGATTAAGATGGTAAAGATGTTTCGTGATTTAAAGGGCGTAAACATTATCTTTTCAGCTTTACGAGAATCAGCAGAAGCAAATGGTTCTGTTACATATATGCCACAGATACCTGCTAAGAAGGCACAGAGCAAGCTAGTAAGTTTGTTTGATGAAGTGTACTATATGAACGTAAATAATGATGGAGAGCGTGTATTGCATACTAACTCAACTTCAACTTATGTAGGTAAAACAAGAGCTGGTATTCCAACAGGTCAAGTCATTTCCGATACAGTAAATATCGGTTCAATCTTAAAATCTATTACAACAAAAAAATAAGGAAATACAATGTCAATTTTTAAACGTATCAATGAAGAAAAAATCGGAACTATGCAAGAGGAGATGAAAGATTCATCAGGAATGAGTTTTATCAGTGAGGCTGGTGTATATGAGTTAGTTGTTAATCGTGCTTGGGGTATTCAGTCAGAAGGTGGAGCAATTGGTGTTCACGTAGAGTTTGAAGGCGAAGGCTTATGGAGTACAGACTTGTATGCAACCAACAGAGAGCAAGATACTTTCTATGTGGATAAGAAGACTGGTAAGAAGATGTCACTGCCTACATACATTACAGTTAAAAAGATGAACTACATTGCTACTTTGTCAGAGAACAATTCATTGGCTAACATCAAGTCTGAGTCACGTATTGTTAAGACAAAAGAGTGGAAAGAAGTTGATGGTGAACGTAAGCAAGTTGAAGTAGAAAAAGAAGTTGACTTCATGGTTGATTGGCAAGGGAAGACCATGAATGTAGCATTGCAACAGATTGAAGCTCTTGACAAAGATAAGAACCCAGTTAAGAACAAAGATGGAAATCAAGTGTATAACTTAGAGATTCTAAATGTATTCAATGCTGATAAGCTATCTGCATCAGAAATGCTATCAGGAGCTACAGAGACTAAGGCTTATGACTCAGCTAAGGCTAGACTAGAAAAGAGTCCTGTGAAGAAAACTAAAGCTAAGCAAGGTACTACAAATGCAACAACAGCAACCAAGAAAGTTAACCCTTTCGCTTGATATAAAAACTGAGTTCCCAAAGCTAACAGCCAGTAATTCATTTACTGCTGGAGGCATGATCTTTTATTATAAGAAAGATACTGTAGTTTATGGTTGTTGGGAATACAAGTCTGGATATAAGATAGCATCTTTCATAAGTAAAGATGTTGCTAAAGAATGGATAGAAAGAAATATTGAAAGGATAAAGGTGAGATTGAATGAAGAAAGAGCGAAAAGACACAACTGTTAACATCAGTGATGTTACTAGTTATAACATGAAGATTCTTTGTGCCGTAAGAGGCATCCAACAGAAAGAGTTTGTAGATATGATGGTTAGAAAAGAGATGGAGAAACAAGGGCTAAAGTATGCAGTGGTTATACCAGAATAACATAGTTGATAGTCTACCAGAAGGAGCTATTGGCTTTGTATATATTATTCACTACAAAGATGGAAGAGCTTATGTTGGCAAGAAGCTAGCTGTATCTACAACACGTTTAAAGCCACTTAAAACTCAAAGAAAGAATGCAGTAAGGACAAAAGTTGCTGAGAACAAATGGAAGTCTTATACAGGCTCTAGTAAGCTTACAGAAGGACTAGAGATTGAGACAAAAGAAATACTAGCTTGGTGTAGCAACCAAAGGACTATGACTTATCTTGAAAATAAGTATCTATTTGGATACGGTGTACTTGAGTCATGTGCTTACCTGAATGAAAATATCGGGGGGAAGTTTTGGTCTAATTGCCTAGATGGGCTTATCTTGCAGTAACAATAAAAGGAAACATAATGAATATATTTAAAGACACTGTAATCGTAATGCTCATATCATTCTCTGTATATGCAGTATACCATGAGAATGAATTAGAGAAGGAATATCTTAAAGAAGTAGCATCACTAGAAGCTCAAATGGCTGTATGTGAAGCAG